TGATAGGCGATGGACTGGGAGACTTCAAAAGACTTTTCCGTATGACTGGTATAAGCTCTATAACTACAACGAGCTTACGGACGTACTGTCCGATTCAGCCATACTTGGAACGAAGTTCCTGATTAGAAACCAGGAACCGGCTGTCCGAGTAGTCTTTGTACCAAAGACTATGAAGTCACCTAGAGTAATAGCGATTGAACCTGTCTGGACTCAGGAAGTTCAGCAGGGTCTGATGCGGGTACTGGTGGGTCTCCTGGAAACCGATAAGGTGACCAGAGGGCACATCAATTTTAGCGATCAGACAATCAACCGCAACCTTGCACTCACAAGCTCGAAGTCTAGAGCTTTTGCTACGATTGATCTCAGCGAAGCAAGTGACAGAGTTCATCCGTCGCTAGTCGCCAAGATGTTACAGAGCCAACCGTCCCTTTCTAAGGCGGTTTTCTCCTGTCGTAGTGAGCGCGCGATACTACCCTCGGGCACAGAGATGCGCCTGAGGAAGTTCGCGTCGCAAGGTAGTGCTTTGTGCTTTCCCGTCGAAGCCATGGTGTTCTATAGCATCGTGGTAACGGCACTCTTGAAGCACAGAAACCTCCCTTTGACACGTGCGGCCGTTAAGAAGGTCGCGCGTGACGCCTACGTGTACGGTGATGATATTATCGTACCGTCGGCAGAGGTTGAAGTTGTCAAAAGGGAACTAGAGGCCGCAGGCCTGAAGGTCAACGGGCGAAAAACCTTCGCTCGTGGATTCTTTAGGGAGTCCTGCGGGATGGATGCTTACATGGGCGTTAATGTGACGCCCGTGTATATACGGCATCCGTTCCCTGAGACAACACGTGACGCAGACGAGATAGCTGGCTTCGTGTCCACCAGTAACCAATTCTATAAGAAAGGTTATTGGCGCACGGCGGCTCACCTTCGATCATTGGTCGAAGGAGTGGCGGGGGTGGTTCCCCACGTCCCAGACAATTCGTCTGTTATGGGCTGGACCTCGTTTCAGCAGGTTTCATCCTTCCAAAGATGGAACCCGGTTCTCCAACGATTAGAAGTGCGCGGCCTAAAGCTGCGCCCCTCGAAAGTTGAGGATCGACTGGACGGGTACAGAGCGTTACACAAGTGGTCAGTGTGCAGGAGTGGAAACGTTCCTGTGATCGGTGGCGATGAGCCCCTTTCTACTGACTCCTTCGTGAGTCGCGTTGTTCGCGGTAGAACACGACTAAACTACCGTTGGG